TATTAATATCTCTGTTTCCTTCAGCACCTGAGTTAGGAACCTTAACCCCTCCTCCACCACCTCCACTAGCTCCACTAACACTAGCTTCACCATCAGATAAAGAATTAATAATACCATATCCAACAGCAGCAGCAGCTGCTGCTATAGCAACCCCAGCTCCTAAAGTTAATGCAGCATTAGCAAAAGTAGCTTCAGCAGCCCAAATAGCGGTTTTAGCAATTAATTTAGAGAAAGGAGCTCCTAATGCAAATAACCCATTTAGCATTTTTACTGTTATAATAGTTGCTATACCAGTGAATAGAAATTTAAGAGTTCCAGCTTGACCTACTAATATTGCTATTTTATCTATGAATTTTCCAAGAGGTCCATTTACAAAATTAGCTACGGTTTCTTGTAGTTTTTCAATAGCCATTTGGAACTTTTCTTGGTTGCTTATTTGAGAGGCTTGTTTAGCTAATTCTTCTCCATTTGCTGCTTGAGCTAATTGAGCATTCAATTTAGTGTAGTCTCCAGTTCTAGCTGCTTCTCTCGCTACTTCTTCAAAAGCAGCTTGTGTTTCAAATGCTGTTCCTTTTAAAAGTTCTTGTTGTTTTAAAGAAGTTGCTAATTCATCTGTGGTTAAACCAATAGCGGCTGCTAAACTCTTTTGTTGAAGAACGTTGAGTTGTTGGTATTCTCCAATTCCTCCAACATTATCCATTAATTCTTTTGCAGCTTTAGCACTATCACCCATTAAAGCAAAGTATCTAGCTTGTTCTAAATTAAGAGCTTTACCGGTTAATAATTCAGCTTCTAATTCTCTACCTAAACTTCCTGCAAAATCATCAACTAAACTACTGCCCATTTTAGCAGTTTGTTCTAAAGTTAAGCCTAAAAGTTGAGCTTGAGTAACGGCTTCAGCTAAAAGTGCAGGATTATTTTTATATTGAGCAGCTAACTGACCTCCTACTTTAGCTACATCTGTTAAAACTTTTCTATAGTCTAATGTTATTCCGGTTGCTTTTCTAGTATTTACTACTTGATCACCAATAGCTACTGCAGTTTGGTGAGCAGTCATGTTATTTAACTTGCCTAGACCATAAATTTTAGCACCTTCTTCACCTTGAAGACCCATGCCTTTTACAAGTTCTATTTGATCAATTCGACTTTGTTTTGTAAATAAGGCTCCAGTTCCTAAACTTTTATTTAATTCGTTGTTAGCTTCTATTTGGTTTTTAAGACTAGCTTGAACACTAGAAACATTTTTATTTATTTGTGATGCTTCGTAACTGGTTTCTTGAAAACTATCTGCTAAAGTTCTAGCTCCTTCTTTACTTACTTGTACAGACTTGCCAAATTCTGTTAAAGTTTTATCTAATGCTAAAACATTTTTTAATATAGCACTAAAACTAATTCCAATTGCATCAAGTTGAGTGTTAATAAATTTAAGACCCGATGCTATTCCAGGAAATTCTTTAATTTTATTAATATAGAATAATATAGAGGATACCCTTTTTTGGAAAACAGTAAGTTGTTTCTCTAAAACATCTAATTCGTCTTGGTGATTTCTAACAATATTACGAGAAACGTCCATTTGTTTTTGAGATAAAGCAAATATTTGTAATTGTGCTTTTTCTTCATCTGATAATTGATCGAAATATGCTCCTTTACCAGTATTAATCTGGTCAACAATTTCTAATTGTTCTTTAAGTGTTTTTACTACTAGTCCAGCCTTTATGTATTCTTCTCTAGTTTCTTCTAAATTTCCACCTGTTCTTTTAGCGTCTTCAAAAGCTAATCTTTTTTCAGTTAACTCATTTATTTTTTCATCTATTTTATATCTAGCAGTTAAACCATCTACATATTGTTGAGCTAATTTTTGTGCATCTTTTCCTAAATTTGCTTCAATGTCAGATGATTTTTGTTTATTTTCGGCAAATTCTTTTCCAGCTTTTTTAATTTTTTCATTTAATTCAGCATATCTTGTAGAATATTCAGTAGTTTTCTTTAAAGCTTCTAACTGGTCTTTAATGGCCTCAGATAAAGCTTGAGCTTCATCTTTTGCATCTTTTATAATTAAAGAAAACTGTTTTAAAGCATCATTATTTTTAACATAAATTAGATTTAAGTTTTTTGCAATATTTTTTTGATCGTCTAATTCTTTAGTAAGTTGTTGGGAATAACCTAACTGCTGTCTAGATTTATCTACACTGTCGTTTTGTAATTGATCAATTGCCATGTTAATAAATATTTACGTTATGATTTTTTTACCTTACTTACGAAATCAGGAACATTTGTAGATTTAGCATATGATTTAGCATCCATAGTATTGGATCCTTTCATAGCTTTTTCTTCAGCTTCAGCCTTTTTCTGTAAAAATTCGTTGATTTTTTTAATGTGATAACGACGAGTCATAACTGGCATTTGCCAAACTTCACTGTATATAAATCCACCGCCTCCATGATAAGTTAAATCATGAATTTCAGTCATAAAAGTAGACCTATAAGTTGGCGTCAGGCCAAAGAAAGTTTAGATTCATAGGTACAGAGACACCCTCCACAATGTCTCCTTTACTGTCTTCATAGTTAAAAACCATGTCTAAGTCAGGTGTAATTTCGTTTACATGTTTGCGAAAAGCGCGTGAATCTTGTAACAACATATTATCCACGAATAAACGAATTTTTTCCGCGTTAGAATCACCGTTTATCGCGATAATTTGGTATTTTAAGCGTGTAGTTATGTCAAAACTTTCTTGAGGATACAACTTTTTTAAACCTTTAAGTTCTTCTTCAATTTTCATTTCATCACCATGAGTTAAAAGTTTAAAAGTAACTGTTACTTTACTTTGAGGAAGTGTGAAATTAAATTCATTTTTTCCTTTAATAAATAAAGTTTCATCAATTTTCTTGTCTTTTAATTCACTTAAATTAATGGTTGTTGAAACTTTCTTTCCGTATTTATCTGTTACTTCTACAGGATATTCGGCTCCATAACCTAAAATACGTGCTGCTACTAAAATAGCATTTTTGTCTCCTAAAATCAATTCACTGTAATCAATTTTACTTACAATCATACTTTGTAAGAGTTTATCAACTACAATTCCTTTTTCTAGGAAGTTTTGGTTAGTTAAAATGTCTTCTTCTTTAGCAGACATGTACTTTAGTTCAATTGTTCCTGAACTTAATGGGCTGGACTCGGGATAGATTAAACCTTTACTAGGTAAATCAATAACTTCTGTTGGGAAACGAAACTCTGACATAATTATATTATTATTTATAATAAATATATACAAACAAAAAAAGTCTGGCAAAAACCAGACTTCCTTTGTACCTTTTGAGTATATATTTTAGTAATTCAGGATGCAATAATCCATAGCGACTGTCAATTGAATGTCTTTTAACGATTCACCTTGACTCCAATCACCATCACCAAAATTGGCTTGTTTAATAAATGCACCTTTAATGATCCATTCACCTACAACATCACCTACAGGACCTAATTCACTTAATGTGATGTCTTTCTTGTAGAAATCTGAGTAGCCATCACGACCTGTTACTGATTCGTGTGATAGACGAATCCATTCCATTACTACCTGTTCACCTGAAGGTGTTACAGGATCATAAAGATTCATTGTCATGTCTTGCCACTCAGCTTTTCCCTTAACTTTACGATATACGTTAATATGATCAACTTTAATTGAATTTAAGTTAATATCAGGGAATTTTACTTTATGAACTAAGTAAGCAGGAACACCTTGAATAGTCATTAAAAAGCGGTTTTGAACTTTTGGTTCAAAAGCTGTAAACATTATTTCGTTAGGGTTTAATACTGGCATTGTCTTATGTTTTTATCTTGTTATAAATATGTTAAGCTCCAAAAGTCACACCAGTTGGGGTAATGTTAAAGGTAATGTAGATAAATTCAACTGTTTTAGCAGGTTGAATGTAAATAGCTCCTACCAATTGGTTTCTGTCAATTACGTCAGGAGTGTTGTTACTGTCATCCATTACTACCTTATATGCATAAAGACCTTGTCTTTGTTGCACTGATTCCATGTATGGGTTAACTTGTGAAACGAAGTTATTTCTTGTAGTTAAAGTGTTTTGTTCGAACAACAAGCTTTCAGCAACTGCTCTAACATATCTCTTTAAGTTAATCAACAAACGACGAACGTTAATACGATCAAGAGCTGAAGCTTTAGTCTGTAATGTTTTCTGACCATAAGCTACTAAACCAACACCAGGGAAACTAGCAATTGGGTTAACTTTATTTTGATATAAAGTATCGCGATCGTTTGTGCCTAATTTTCTTTCAGCTTGTAAAGCACCACCAACACCACCTCTGTTTAAACCAGCCGGAGCGAACCATTCAGCACTTACTCGGTCGTTAAATGCATAAACACCAGGCATTACTGTTGAAGCTGGAACCCATACTAACTTACCTGTAGCAGCACTTAATACTTGAACCCAAGGCCAGTAAGCAGCAGCATAGTTTGTATTTAATTGGTTAGCTAAAATACCAGGAGTACTAATTGTAGCTCCATATCCTGTTAAATCAGTAATATAGAAACAATCACCTCTTTCTTCAGCCATAGTAATGTATTGAGATACTACGGTTGAATGATATTGTTGTGTAATACCAGGAGCTGAAATTAAAGAGAAGTTGTATTCATCTGGATTAGCTAAAATATCATCAACTATAGTATAGTCAGATGCTACTAATCCTTGAGTAACTGTGCTAATGTTTTGATACAAGTTAGTTGTGTAATCTAAATCATTTCCTGTAGCTCCACCAAAACTACCTGATCCAGTTGTTGGAATTGAATTGTAGTATTGAGTTTTTGCAACACCATTGTTGTTGAAATAGTTATAAGTTGGTGTTAATACTTCTTTTACTCGTACATAGCGAGAAGCATTAGCATATGATCCACTATTTTGAATGTAGTATTGGCCTGTTGAGCTATCATAAGCTACGGTTTGGCTGTAGTTACCTACTACTGCTTCAATGTAATTAGCTTGGTTAGGATCTAAACTTACGTTAGTAAAGCTTTCTAATACGTTAGGATTTGTTGTTGTATCATTACCTTGACGAATCAATAATGTAAATGTACCACTAGCTGTATCAGGACTAACAATCTGCCATCTTACGTTATCTGCACTACCACTTATTAAGGAACCGTTTGTTTGAGATCCTTGGTTGTTGTTCATGATAATTCCTTCAGAAATAGTTTCTAAAGTAAATGCATATCCTGGATTTCCATTAGCACCGTTTGCTAAAGTTCCTAATAAGCCTGTACCACTATCTACATAGCCGATAAGAGCATAATTAGCATCATAATAAGGAACAGGATCATCTAATGTAACATAAGCTCCGTTATAAGCAGCTCCTTGAAGCGAAGCAGTTAATGCAATAGTGTTATTACCAGAATTATAGTTAACTGTAAATAAACCAGCACCGCTCGAACCTAAAACAGTATTCATTTTAGTTTGAAGACTTTGGTTCAATGTAGCTCTACTGTCAGATCCACTGTTCCAAGTGTAGAAGTAAACTAACCCGTCAGTATCATCTTGAGGAACTATTCCACTTCCTGAAGTGTTTACAGCTATGAATTTATACCAAGAATTTCCAAACACAAAGTTTGTTTGGAAGTTTGGAGTTACTTCACTTGAAGGAACAGCTGTTAAGTCTTGATAAAAGTTTAACGTAAAGCTGCTACTAGCGTAAGCTCCATTTGTTGCTGGAACTTGGTTACCAATACTAGAAGTAGCAGAAGAGTATGAACCAGAGGTAACTCTAGTTACTAATACACTTTCACCACCTTGTTGGAAGTAGTTGTAAGCAGCTATAGAAGTTAAAAATTCATAGTTAGCTGATGCGCTTTCAAATAAATCTCCAAATTTACTTTGGAAATCGCTGTAAGTTGTTACAAGAGTTGGAATATTAACACGACCTTTAACAGTAGGGCCTATTAAAGCTAATCCTGCTGTAATAGGGCCTGAAGTTATTTGAGAGGTGTCGTTTTCTCTCAATGATACACCCGGAGATAATAGTACTTCTGCCATTTTATTAGATTGTTTCTAGTAATAAATATGGGAAAGAATCTATAAAATGCTATTCAGCTACATTAGGGGAAGCAGTGAATTCACCTTTTTCAAGATTGATAGTTCCTACACCATACTTTTCGTTTAATTCTTTACCAATAGTTTGTTCTTCAGTTTTCAATTCGCTAAGAAAAGTAAGAACTTCTTCTTTACGAGACTCTAAATTGATTTTAGTAAGTTCAATGTTTCCTAATTCATTAATTACAGCATTATACTTTTGCTGAACTGCTTGAAGTTGTTCAACTTCTTCAATTGTTAATTTTGTTGTTTCCATAAATTTTATTTTATATAAATATATTAATTTTGTAATAAAGTTACTAGCCTTTTATCGTTTCTATGTTTTTCTTAGTATCTGCAATGTATGCCGGAGTCATTTTATATTTAGTTAATAACTCATTAAACATCTTACGGGCATCATCTCTTCCCCCAACGTACCAGATTGTAACTGCTTTTTGAAAAATAGTAACATAATCTCCTTCGTATCCAATATTGGTTATGGTTGGTTTTTTATTTTTAAGAAACGCTTCTGCAAGACAAATTGCATTGTGAGCTTCATGCCACTCACCTCCTTGCTCATAAAGTTGACTTAAAACCCAATATGCTTCAGGTCGGTTTGGTCGAGTATTAATAGCGTGATACAGTAGGCTTTTAGCTGAAAATAATCTTCCACCTTGTTTTTTAAAACCTAACCCTGCTCTTATAAGACTTTCATATATCAAATCTTTATTGTTAGATAATTCAGCAGCTCGAAGATAAAAAGACAAAGCAGCGGCTATGTGACCTTCAACATCATAACTGTATGCTACTTCAAAATTTATTTTAGGGTTATGGGGGTCAAAAATATAATCGTGTATTTTATTTTTCATAGTTTAATAATTCCTCCACTAAGTCTTTAGGTACTGTTAAAGCAAAAGCTGCATTGTCTTGATATCCGTATGTAATAACTAAATCTCCGTTTATTTCAGCTGCACCACACACAAACTCAATCTGAGTGCCCATAAAATTTATTTCATCTGAATATTTAACTAAGTTCCAATCTTTATCCCATAAGAGTAATCTATGAGTGTAAATTGAATCTTTATTATTTCCTTCATTGTACCAAAAAGTACATTCGTGAATAATTCCTAACCTATATTCTCCCCAGTTAATTACGTTTGAACCTCCTCGCATTTCCTGTTCGGTTTTAATAGTTTGAGGAACTAAAGCAACAGTTTCACTTGATTGTGTTTTTAAATCTACTTTTACTACCTCTGTTGGATTAGTCCATTTAACAAAATGAAAAGGCATATCGTTAATAGGCATCCAGTTTTTTTCACAGTATGAATTAGGATCGTTTGGGGGTTGGATCCTGTATCTATTTACTTCTTTAACTTTATCTTTTAAGATTTTAATTTCTGAGAGTTCCATTCTACCTTCTCCGTTAGGTTTAGTATCTCTTCTAACACCACAAATAAAGTATTTATCATCCCATTTTACAATTCGGGCATCTTCTAAGCCAATAAATTCCCAAACTGGAGGAATGTCAAAGTCGCTAGTATCAACGTTAATGTATTGTTGGATGGACAGGTCTTTGTTTAATGTACAGAAGTAATTAATTGTTCTTAAAGTACGGTCATTTTCTGGGTGTAAGTAAGACAATGGTCCCCAACGTCCTTGAAATTTTTGTTGGAACTCTGAATGGTATAAATTATACCCTACATGTCGAAGTATTAAAAGAGTATCATTTCCGTCTATAAAAATGGAA